ACAAAGCCCCAGCTAACTCTGTTACCGTACTTGGCAACAAGATCATTCATGCTGCTAACGGGCAGAACCTTGTCAGTAGGGCCACGCTCCGTAAGTCCCTCGATATACCAGACGCCTGTATCAGTCGGAGGGCTAATAATTGCGCCCGGAACATCGAGCAGAGCAACATCAACGCCTGGTCTGCTCACTTGCTTTCACCACCTTCAGCATCTTCCGGCTTCGGAATCTTTTCTACTTGCATAAGGCTGTATGCCTGGTTGCTTTCAAGCTTGGCGTCTTTATCTGTAAGCTCGATATATCCGCCAGGCTCAAGCATTACCCTAGCATCGCCCTTCTCCACCTCTACGGTGTAGTTATTCACATTCCTAAAGTTAGGCAATGTCCTTCCTTTCTATTTCAATAATCACTTGCTCGACGATGCCCCAAGCATAAGGATCTTGGTCAGGCAGATCCGGCCCTGCCCATTTTGTAACTGTGTCATTAATCTGCACCGCGAAGTCACCGGCGAACAGCTTAGTCAGCTGATTTGGTACGTCCACGGGTACGTCATCAAAGGTGGCACCTATCCACTCTATGCCATTTGAGATACCGCCTAAGTCCTGCTTGTGTAGCATTATAGCTACGGCAGCCATTCCGTAGATTTTGACGAGCATGTTTGCTATCGGCTCGTCCTTAGCTACGGCTACCACACCTACACCAAGCCTCCACCAAGTGCTATATTGCCCACTACCATTCGCTGTGGGATCTGTATACAGACCTGGCGAAATCGCAACTACCTTCGGCATCTTCTCACCTGCAAGATAGTCAAAGGAGTTGCGATTGCTATAGAAGCCTGGAGCTGGGATATTGCCGATTGGCAATCCGAGCTGCTCTTCTACTTGCCTGATGTATGTGGGAAACCACATATGCAGCTGATTCAAGACAGCCTCTTCAAGCTGCGACGGTACGAAGATTGTCTTGAATACTTCACGGCTTGTGGTCTGGCTAGCCATTTATTTCACTGTATGAGGTCTGAGTAGATGGTCATAGATCATCTGTCTCCAGCGATCTATGTCCCTACCAGTGAATTTGATGAACGGACGCGGTGGGACTCTACGCTTCGTTGAGCCAAACTGATGCACGAAACCATATGGCCTACTGGTACCGAAGCTGATTGTAGTTTTAGTTGCATGGCCTACACTATATTCTGCAGTGGGATCAGTAACGCTCTTTCTCAGTAGATCCTGTCCCGATGCGTTGTAACCTTCGGCCATACCTATCGTTATGAGCTTATCTGTCATGCCCTTGCGCTTTATTGTAATATCCGAGAGGCCTTTCCAAGAGCCGCCACCACGTCTGCCCTGTGACTTGAATATCTCACCTTCGATTCTATACATATCTGCAAGAATTTTATCCATGACATACTGGGTAGTTATGGCAGCCTTGGCGCCTTCGCGCAAGCGCATTGCTTCCCTCGTAACGTCGCCGAAATCAAGCAGTATGATTTCCACGCTACAACTCCATGCCTACTGTGAATGCTCTGTCAGTAGCGTCAACAGGCCAGAAGTCCAGGGCTGTGATACTTCCTGTGGTGATTTCATCCACATTCGGTATGTCTATCTCACCGGCTACGATCTGCTGTAATAGTGCGATACCCTGGTCATAGAGCAACTGCCCTATTGATCGTATGTCCATATCCAGGCTAGACTTGGACGTTTCCTGAAAGAACAACTGCGAGGCAATCAGCTTGCTTGAAGCTTCGCGTACAATATCCGGCGTCAGATCAGGTTCAGTCCAGCTAGCGAGAGTCGTGTTGTCTATCGTCGTAGACAGATAGGCACGTACAACTCTCGCTACGCTGATTTGCAGTAACGCTGTATTCTGATCGTCCGGCTGGATGACATTATCAGGCAGTTGCGCATCAATGTCATCCAGTGATGCTAGGATCTGTCCAGCCATATTAGCTCTTTGGCGGTGCCTTGGTTACTTCGGCCTGCTCAGGTGTCTGATCTTCCTCATCGGCTGCTGACTGATATGCCTCAAGCTCAGCACCAGCCATAGCTTCCTCAACAGCCTCGTTCATCTTGCGCTTGTAAGACTCCACAGGAGACTCGTCAAACGCGACGTCCTCTGGGTACTTCTGCTTACGAACAGCGCCAACAGCAACAAGCTCTTCAAACTGCTCGTCACCGCCAACATCGCCAGCGGAGACTTTATCGCCCAGCTTAATTGACTTGCCCTGGCCTTTGTCATCCTTCTCACCAGTAAGGATCGTAGTCCAGGCGTAGTATGTGTCAGCCACGTCTATCCCCCTTTACGAGAACGCGCCAGCAGAGACAGCCGTCTGGATCAGATAGCCAGCGTTGCTAGACACGATCTTAAGATCGTACTTGAAGCTGTTGCGAACAATGTCCGCTTTGCGAGGCTCTTCGCGCCAACGATCAGTCGGCATAGTTCCACCACTAGGATAGATCTGTGCGAACGTCTTGCCGAACGTCTTTGTCTTTTGACCAGGCGTAGGATCTACGATACCAAGCCAAACGTCCTTGCCCCAGTAGCTCTGAATGGACTCAGTAGCATCGTAGTTGTTGGCAGCGTTATAAACGCTGTCAACCAGAACGATCTGACCATCAAAGCCTGTCAGAGTACGGAAAGCATCAGGCTCCGAAAGTGAGAAGTGCTTGAAGCGATCAACAATGCGCGGATGATTCTCGATGATCGGGATCATCTGCGTCTGAAGTGCCAGCACATTCGGCCACCTTCTGGTAGCCGAATAGATCACGTTCATACCTGCGCGGATATCACCAACTGGATTCGACACGATGGAGTATGGATCACCAGCGGTTACGAAAGTATAAACGTCCCACTGCTGGTTGCCCGTAAGAGCAACATGATTAGCACCAGGATAATTAGCGACGTTGCGAATTGTGTCAGCAACTTTCTTTTCGTGAGCCAGCATGATACCCTGTACGGTGAGTGCAGCGGCATCTGCTTCTGGATCAAGCCCAAGATCGCCACCAAATGCCGGATTTGCAAGACCACCAAGCGAAGTAAGCTCTTGGCGCTCTTCATCATATACCGGCGACTGGAGTGAATGCTCTTGCGTGGAGAATACATCTGTGCTCCACTTTGCACCCACGATCTCGTTCGCAACCGTGCCAGGATCGCGTCTAGACTCACGGATCAGCCACGACGATCTATCATAGACACGATATTTGCCGCTCTGTGTGCGTACGGGCGTCTCTGGAAACAGGCGCAGCCCGTACAGATTCTGATCCTTGTATCCTGTCGAGAAGTTACTCAGGATAGGATCAACATAAAGCTGACTAGGATCGTACATTTCACCACCTTCCTATGCTACGCCGAGGCCGTGGAGGATAAGCATGGAGATACGATCACCAGCGTTAGCAGCAGGCGATCCAACACAGCGACCAACAATGCGCTTACCACTTGCACCAACAAGGACACTTACACGACCATCAGTCTCGAGTGTGCACATAGCACCAACTGTGATCGCAGTAGAAGCCTCAGCTTCTGTGATACCCAGTACCATAATCGTAGCACCCTTACCCTGCGTGATTTCTGAGGCACCCACAGCAAACTGTGCCCAACCAGCCGGATAATCAGTGATTGCGGTAACTGGCGTTACTTCCTCGACGTTGCCGCTATACTTCACAGCGCGGAACTTGGTAAGAGCAGCAGCGGCATTGTAGCCCTTACTGAGTACGAAGTTAGACCATGCCATTTTTCCTCACTTCCCCGGAACAACCGACTTGTACGCCTGGAAAAGATCAGGATACTTCTTTGCTGCACGGCTGATGCAATCGCCATAGGAGATATTCTCGCCATTCGCCTTCGCCTCAGCCTGTACCGCATTCACCTTCTCAGCGAAAAGCAGCCGCATGTTGATGATGCCTTCTGGCGTAGAATCGAACGTCATAGAGTCAGTGTCGCTGGTGATTGAGCTACCAACTTCACCAAAATTGACAATTCCGCCATCCATGATCGCAGCGATAGCCGCCTCAAAATCCCCCACAGTACCCTGTCCTTCTGCGAATCTCTTGTGTACTTGTGCAACTACGTCAAGTGCCTGAGACGAAAGACCAGCTTTAGTATCTGCAAAGCCTTCACCCTGTGGCTGCTTTACCTTCGCCACGGACTGAGCAAATGCATCAGCCTTAACCTGCCGTGACTCATCAAGCTGAGTCATCAGCAGAGCGTACTCAGCAGGATAGTCCTGTGCGAATTTACGATCATGTTCGACCAAACCGTCAGCTTGTCTGGCTGCGGCAAGCTCCATATGATCGTTCTGGATAGCATTGCAGAGAGCTGTGCTATCCTCAACGTCGAACA